GACAGGAATACCTACACATATTATCGAAGAACAGAAAGGTATTTTCATTCAAGAAACTGGCGAAAAAGGAAAATCCGTAAAAGAAATGAGAGAAACTGACCCTGAATCCGTGAAACTTCTTGAAAAACAATTAATTCAAACATTACTTCGACAAGTATCCTTTATTCATTATAATGGTGTAAAACCTGAGAAATTGGAAGCAATGAATTTTGAAAAAGCAACCGTTGTCATTGATGAAGTTCATAATTTAATCAGTATGATACGAAATCGTGGTGTTCTACGAGATATTCTCTTGAAGAAATTGATGAATTATAATACTCGTATTATTGCTTTAAGTGGTACTCCAATTATCAATCATCCATTTGAAGTTGCTATTTTATTAAGAATTCTTCGAGGAACCATTGTAATATATCGTTTTCCAATTCAAGGAAGTTCAGAGAAACGAGATGAAACTATTGAAAAAGAGGCTCTTCAAAATCCATGGGTTCGTTGGGCAGGAGTTGACCGTTCTAAAGGTTCTCGTGTTTTAATGATTGAACCAAATCCTATCGGGTTTCTTTCTTGGTTTTCTGATAAAGGAAATAAAGACAAAGACAATGATGAAGATGAACTTGATAGATATTTAGGTGTCTATTATAATAATGATTATCAAGCAATCAATGATGAAATGCTTGAAAGATTTGAAAAAGAAATGAAAACAGAATTTGATATTGTTCTTGGAAAACCTCAAAAAGATACAAAGAGTTTTGAATGGTTACCTTCTGTAGAAAAAGATTTTGTAGAACATTATTTAAAAAAGACTGCTGATGGTTTAATGTACAATCTTTTTAATCGTGAAACTCTTGCGAGACGATTTTTAGGTATGATTTCTTATTATCAAACTCCCGCATCAGGAAATGCCTATCCTAAAGCAAATGATGAAGAAGTTTTAAAAATTCCAATGTCTGAGACACAATTTGGAATGTATTTGAATGATAGACGAGATGAAATTCGTCGTGAAATACAATATAAAAAACGAACAAGTAAAAATCCTCTTGAAAATCCTCCAAGTGAATACAAGACAAAAACTCGTCATACTTGTAATGCTATTTTCCCTCTTGATATAGTTCGTCCTGGTTCTAATCGTGCTGAATTGCGTCGTAGACAGAAAGAACCTCGTGAGATACAAAAAGAAATACAGGCAGAAATCAATGTATTAATGACAAAATTGAGAACTAAAGAAGAATATAAGATGTTATATGTTCGTGAAAGTCGGGGAGGTTTCCTAAAAGAGTATTGTCCCAAGATGGAAGAACTTTTGAAGAGAATGGATGGTGGAGACCCTCAAAAAGCAAAAATGAGTTTGATTTATAGTCAATTTGAACAATTGGAAGGTCTTGAATTAATTCGTTTAATTTTGGATATGAATGGTTATTATCCTCTTGAAATTGTTCGTCGAGAAGGTCAATTACGATTAAAAATGCCTGTTCCTGGAGAAGTTGATATGGATGAATATCGTCTTGCTCCTAAATATATTTTATTTACGGGTGTAATTGACCGTGATATTCGTGAAGCAAATATTTTGATGTATCGTGGTGATTTTGGTAGATTGAATGAAGGTCTTCAAGAAGATATTAAAGCAATTTACGGTGAAAGTGAAGATGAAGGAGGATATGAAAGTAAAAATAGACATGGTGAGATAGTAAGAGTATTATTGATTACTGCTGCTGGTGCTGAAGGATTGAATTTACAGAATGTCCGTCAAGTTCATATTTTTGAACCATATTGGAATCGTGTAAGATTAGAACAAGTCTATGGTAGAGCAATTCGTTATTGTTCTCATGCATTTTTACCTCAAGAAGAACGGGAGGTTTCAAGATATTTGTATGTATCATCAATGACGGATTCTCAGAAGGAGATGATGTTTAAAGAAGAGATATTCCGTAGTGATGTGATAGTTGACCCCCGAGATGTGAAAGGATTAGGTATATTATCGACAACGGATGAGATGATATTGGATTTAGCAAGACGAAAAGATGCGATTAGTCGTCAATTTGTAAAGTTGATGAAAGAGGTATCCTTTGATTGTGCAATTCATCAAGGAATTGGTGTTGGTACATCTCAAGTGTGTTATAGTATTCCTAAGACGATGAATATTCCAGAACGATTGATGTTGGATGATGAGAATGTATATTTCCGTCAAAAGCGATATATCGTTCCTCCTGATTGGAAGATGGATTTTGATGAAGCAACAGATGGTAAGATGGATATTCAAGAGATTGTATGGTCTCCTCAAGTCATTCGTCTTCCTGAAAAAGGAAAAGACACGGAGATACCAAGAAAGTATATATTACGTCAAGATACAGGAGAGTTATATGATTATAATTTAGGAAAAGGATTTATATTTGAAAAGATTGGTAGGATTGAGAGAGAAGAAGATGGAGACTATGTGGCTGTATTAGAAGATGATATTCCAGAAATCACTGGAGAGAAAATACCAGAAATAATTAGAGAAGAAATTCGTGAAGAACTTCCTGAGGAAATATCTTCAGGTGCTGCTGCGGCTGCGACAACATCCATCTAAAGGATGCTAACGTATATCTCTATTTAGGGACTTTTCAATGGGTTCATTGAAGTTCCATCTAAAGGATACTCACGTATATCTATATTTAGGGACTTTTCAACGAGTTCATTGAAGTTCCATGGAAAGGATGCTAACGTATATCTCTATTTAAAGACCTTTCAATAAATTGAACAGATAATCAATCAAGAATTACTTGTTACTATACCATACATATCATTCATAATTCAACTTGAATTTACTTCAATATTATGGATGCTACGGATGATAAGGATGCTACTTCGGAAAAGAAACCACTTTCAACATTCACATATCCTCCTGAACCAAAATCATTCTCTGAAATTTATGAAGATTACCGAAAGAAATTAAATATCTGTTTTATTATTGGAGATATTCGATATATTTGCTCAGAACCTATTTATTGTATTGAAATTGATAAACAACCTTTTGGTGCTTTCTCTTCCAGTAAAATTCTTTCACAACTGGAAAATATTATGATACGAGGATGGGAAAGTATCTCTCGAATTCCACCTCCAGAATATTTTGATTGGAATATCGAAATGTCTAAATTAAAAACATCCTTTCTATTTGGAAGAGAAACACATTTCTTTATACAAATGGAATATCCTTTTGATGGAAAAAACACGAAAGATATCCCATTTTATAGAAATGATATCAAACTACCAAAACATATACAAGACTACGCTTATGAACTAGGAAAGTTTTATGCTGCAATTCATTCTATTCGTGTTTGTCCTTATCCTAAATTCATATCTCATCCTCCTGGTATGTCTTCATTTGAATTGAAAGGTTGATTATAGAAATAATATATTTCATACAATCAATTGTTCATTGTCTTGAACACAAGAATGATACGAATTCGCTTCAAATCTCCTGAAAGTATGGGATTTCCTGAATATATGGATACTTCTGAACATCATACTCTTCAAGAAATTCTATCCACTCTCTATCGTATTACATCAGTTCATCCTCTTGAATATACAATTTTCTATAATCAAACACAATTACATGATATGAAAATGACTTTGAAAGACTATGATATTCAAGATGAATCTCTTTTGGTTATTGAATGGTCTCTCTAATTTTACGAATTTTACAAATATCATAATTTACATTTCTGGAAAAATCTTATTTTTTTACAAATGATAAATCGTTTAAAAACTTCTAAGAAGAAGATTTGAATTCATAGATTAAAAATTCAAGAATGGGAAATCAGACAAGTTCTACCTCTTCAAACTCTCTAAATTCTTCCAAAGATGATTTCTCCAATTTTTTGGAAACCTCCCCAGAATTAACTTCCAATTCTATCAATCTTCATATTCAAGAAATTCTTGAAAAAACATCTCTTCTTATCAAACCAATGATACATACTTATGGAAAATCCAATCTTCAAATTTATCAAACCATTCCAACACATCGTCTCACAGCAATTCCTGGAAAAGATGGTAAAACTGGTGGAGATGTGGAATGGTCTATATTCGAAAAAGATATGATTGAACATCTCAATATTCAATTACGATATATTGTATTTGTTATCAAAGATGATGAATTATTGATTTATGGAAAAGATGATTTTTCAGGAATGATTACAATGACATATCGAGGAAAACTTGTGAAAGAAGAAACAGAGAAAATCAAAGCATGTACTCATTTACTTGGTTTTGAATATATGAGACAATATCAAAAGATTTATTCTTCAGGATTGGATTTTGAAATGAGTACAGAATGCTTCATGAAACCCAATGGAGAATGGACAATGGTTAGTCGTCCTAGTCCTCATTCTATGATGAATGGATGGACTGGAATTCTACAAGAATGGAAAGGGATTTTATAAATCATATCAATTCATTGATGAATTCATTGATGTATTAAAAGTTGTTTCATTGTTTGAATTTCTGTTTCTTGAGTTTTCAGAATCTCTTTCGCCAATTCCTTTGTTTTTCGATTGATTTGATTTTGATTTTGATTTTGATTTTGATTTTGATTTTGTGTTTCTTTTTCAAGTAAGGATGTGGATGTTAAAATTGCCATAGAATGATGGGGTATCATTTCTCTTAAATATTGGTGATTTGATATAAACCATTGATATTTATAAGCAATGATTGATACTATCAAGATTCCAATTGTTAAAATCCATCCAATCAAAGGCATTGGATGCATTAATGTTTCTAATAAAACCATACATGATGACATAAATATACCCAAATATATCTGAGAAAGTGTTCCAAATTCAAGATGATTGAATGAATATACCATTACTGGAGGCATACATACTAAATGAATGAATAACATTCCAAAAAACATTATTAAATGTGGAATTGGAAATCTCATGGATATCATTCTATAATTTGATTATAGTATGATTTCTATTCTATAAATATGTATTTCTTTATAATTCATTCATTGAAATTGATTGATTGAAATCTAAGAATATCTTCTGGGAGGTTTCAAGAAAATCACATTTTGGGACTTTCAAAGATTTTGAACAGATGATTTGCAGAAAGTTCCATCTTTTCAGGAATTCAAATTCAAATTGGAATTAGAATTTCATTTTGAAAGATTGGATTGAATAGAATTGAATTAGATATTTTCAGGTCGAATATCAGGAGTACTATCCACAATTCGTTGTTTAATATTCATAAATACAGTGGATTGTTGAGAGACATTCACAAGAGAACCTGATGATAAAGCAAGAGCAGATGTGAAACTACTAGATGTTTCACCATCAAATAATTGTCTTATGATACGACCTCCTGATTGAGTTCTTGGGTTCAATGTTGGAAGAGGAATGAGAAGTTCTTGATAATATCCATAATTAGAACCACTACTATCCAATATAGGGTCAAATTGGACATCTCCTGAACCAGGTCGTAATATCCCGTGAACAAGATGTCCTGAAGGTCTATTTAAGAAATTCAAGAGTTGAATTTGAGTTCCTGTTGGACTTGCGGATGTAAGTTGAATATTATTCAAACGAACTCTTTCTCCTATATTCAAATTTTCACGATGGAATGGTTGTGTCAATGTCACTCTTAAAAATAAGGGATTTCCTGATTGGTCATTCATAATACACGGAGGAGATGTACTGATTTGTGAAACATCAAAGGCATCAGGTTCTACAGAAAGAGGTTCTCCTTCAGGATTACAAATTGTGATTTTGAAAGAACGAATATCACTCATAGGTGTAGGGAAAAATACTTTGGTTGCTTGACCGTGTGCTGGTTTCATCAAGAAATATCCTCGAGCATCATTGACAGGAATGGTAGGAGTTGTTGATTTTGTGGAAGCAGGATCAGCAGGTGTAATGCTGTTAATTCCATATGCTTCTTTAAAGACAAATGCTCCAAAGGATTGCCGAATAGAAGGTGTGGTAGAGAAAGTATCACCAATGAGAGGGTCAACACGAACGATAATGTAGGGATATTGTAAGGCATTCATAGTGAGAGTTGTGAGAGAACTTCCAAAAGAGCAATCGACGGAACCTCCCGAACGTCTACCATCAATTTGTATGAATGTTTCAAGTCGTTCATTTGGTAAAACAATTCCTGTAATTTCAATTTCTTGAATATTTTTGAATTGACTTGTAATGGTTGCGGAACCCATACGCCGAACATCTGTTGCCCCTCGTGGATATAAGAAATTCCCACTCAAATTTTGCATAAATGCTTCATTGATAATGGTTTCTCCTCCAAATTTCACAGTGAAATCATAACGAGTTTGGTCAGAACGTGTCCAATCTCTATCAGCACTACGGAAAATGAGAGAAGAATTTTGGAAAAGATATTCTGAATCAGGTCGTAATCGTTGAACTGCTAATTGTGAATCGGTTGCTCCAGGTGGAACAGTGAGATTTGGAATGGAAGGTTGAGATTGACGAAGGTCAGCAAAAGCATTATTAGGATTGGGAGGAGTAATGGATAATGATTGTAATGAAGATTGAGATTGTATTCTTAAATCTTCTACAGGAACAGGAGCAGGTATTGGCATAGGAACAGGAGTAGATAATGGTAATGGTAAAAGAGGATTTGTATTGGTAGTTCCTCCTAAAAAGGTTCTATCTTGTTGTTCTCTTGCTCTGACTGTTTCATTGACAATTCTCTGGAAATCATCATCTGTCATCATTCCTTGTTGTTCAGCAATAGTTTGTCGTGTAGTTGCGACTTGTCCTTGTCCTGATTGTAAAACTTGTTGAATTCGTTGAATAGAGCGTAATGTAGCAATTCTCTGAAGTTCTCGTGGGTCTCCTCCCGCATTTCCTGTAGAATAAGCAGCAGATAGATTTTCATCAACAATTCGTCGTGTTTGAGCAGATTGTTGTGGTGTTAAACTGAGAGGTAAAATCCGTTGATTTTGTAAATATCTCACGACAGCAGCGTGAATGACAGAACCAACTCTTTGTGTATCCATTGAATTATCAATTATAGATATATTGTATGTATCTATAATAAACCTATCTAATTGAATGATACTAAAATGATATTCTCTAAAATATCTCACACATACGGGATAAAATAAAACTAAATTAAAACTAAAACTAAATTAAAATTGGAATGATATTTATGCTTTATATTTTTTATTAGATTCTGGAAGGTCAATATTTTTCATTAAGAGAGTGTCCCGTAATTTGACAATATCTCCATCAGTTCCAATGGTATCTAATGCTTTTCGTATATTTCCGTGATCTGCCATTTGTGATAAAAATACGATACAATATGTTCCACATTCTACGCCGCCAAATTGATGTTGTTCATCATTATAAATGAGAGACATAGAATTCTCTGGAAAGAGAGTATCATATTGTTGTTTAAGTTTAATCATTAAATCCATAACTTCTGCTTCAGGAAAGAACCCATAACTATCAAAATAGACACATCGTCCAGAAGGGATACATCCAAAAAGACAAATCCAATGTCCTCCTGGGTCGGTGTGTTTATGAGTATTAAAGACGATACCAAAAGTTCGTTTTCCCATTTTGAGTATTTCTTTCAAGGACATTTTACATAATTCTGATACGACACATTTCCCGACATCATCTTTTAAATCAAAATCGATGGGAGTTGGACCGATAAACAAGAATTCAGGATTGCGGTCTTCAATGGATTCCATCGCAATTTGAACCTCCCGAGTAGACCAAGGTTTTCCTGTCAGAAGACCATTATGAGGAGCAATAGGAAGTAATTCAGTGTCATGAATATCTTTTAAGGAAGGTTCTAATTTAGAAGCAGCCTGAACAACACAAGATTCTTTTTCAATAGGTCCTTTGACATCTTTACAGGTATCATAAAATGTTTCCCAGAGATTTTCTATTAATTCCTCCCGAGTTTTGATAGTCTTACCCTTACCCCTATTAGTCGGTGTTTTCCCTTTAGATGGTTTTTGCCGAGAACCAATTGTAAATCCTGATTTTAGAACTGCTTGTTGAATTCTTCTTAAAGAGGCATTGGATAAACAAGAAGAATGATGTCTTGAACCATCCCGACATGTAGCATTCGATTTTAATGATGAATTCATTGAATTACCTTCTCCATTCTGTTCTTGTTCTTGTTCTTGGAACATTTCTTCTATTGAATTTACAATAATTATAATGACAAATAATGACAAATAATGACAAATAATAACAAATAATCATAAATATCTATAATTAAGAAGAAACCTAAAAGGAATTAGATGTGTGACAAAGTTCAAGAAACACCTGCTGTATTTTCATTATGGATTATGGAAAGAGTCTATGAACAGACTTTGGCATTTATCCTATTCATTATCATTTTATTAGTTAATACTGTTCTTTTTACTCAAGATTCATTAACAGAATTAACAGAATTTATTAAATGGATTATTATTCTATTTGCTGGACAATTTATGATTGTCTATGTTTCACAAAGAATACCAAATGTATTACAAGATGAAGAAAAAGCAAAAACTATTTTTAATAAAATGATACGATTTAGTCTTCCTCTTGCCTTTTTATTATTTTTGGCAATTATGGTCGGACAATTATTCTCAGAACATGCAATCACTATTATTAATGGAAAAAATGTCAATATGATTGATTTAGTAGTTTTATTAGGAGGATTTGCTGGATTTATATTAGTTTTAATCTTTAAAAAAGATTGGACATATTGAATACCATTTAAAAATAAAATAAAATAAAATGATTTTGTATTCATATTAGTTAATCATAGAGAGATCAATTATGTCTTCCAATACAACCCCTTCTGCAATTATTAGTTCTATTGTTCTTGTTAGTATTTTATGGGGTATTTTAATTATTTATTTTATTGCTTCGTTTGCTGGAGCATCCATATTTAGTGATATGAAACTCATTACAATGGTCATTATGCTTGTCATTATTGTGATTGTTTCATTATTAACATAATTTTTATCATATGTTTTAATATATTCATTTAAACTGATTATTCACTGATTATTAACATTAATATTCGAAATAGATTTCATTGAATATATTCAATATATTCAAAAAACAAACATTCAATTCAAATTGTAAAATGGCATCTTTAAATCTTGAAGATTTATCGATTACAACTCCCCAACCTCATTTAATTCCAAATATCATTCTTCGTGGTTGGTTAACTGGAACACAAATACGAACATTTATTCAAGAATATATACATCTTCGTCCTGAAGAACCTGAAACCATTCTCATTCAAGGAGAACCTTGTCTTGTGTATTCTTGGGGATATGAATTCAATATTTATTGGTATCGTGATAAATCTGCTGAATGGTGGGAAATCTTCTTGAATGATATATCCAATCATGCTGGATTTACGAGTGTTCGAATTGTTGTTCTGGTCAATGTTGGATTTGCGAGTTTATCTGTTCAACAAGTCATTCGAAAACACGCAGAACAAGACCATAAACTTATACGATATATTTTAACGTGTCGTCCTGAACATTCCTTAGAACGTTCTCTGGAAAGTCGTTGTGTATGTTTTACTTGGAATACTAGTCCTGAAGCATTTCGTCTTCCAGAGATAACTTCTTGGGAAGAAATCCATGAGTTTTGGTTAAGTGATTTAGCAGCAGAACAAATTTTAGAGGCAATGTTTCGTGAATATGCGGATAATCCAGAAATGGTTCATCTATGGGCATATTACTCTAATAAATTACGCTTTTGCTATCAAGAATTAACGATATTGAAACTGGCATGGAAGTCTCTTACCGAGAAACTCTCGGAGTTAGTTCCGAAGCCACCTTCCAAGAAATTAGGAAAGCCTTCCTCACAAAAGTCAGAGAACTCCATCCTGACAAAGGAGGAGATACCGAAACATTTCGTAAATTCTATGAAGCTTACCAAGGATTAAAAGAGATTACAAAACATGATAAACAAAGAGATATCTCTTCGGGAGGTTTCAAGAAATCCACTTCTGGAGAGAATGAAGAATTTGAAAGTGGAGAAACTGAAGAAACTGAAGAAACTGAAGAAAATGGAGGAAGTGGAGATGAAGAACCAGAAAAATGGTGGGAATGGATGACGTGGATGGGTCGTTGGATGAAACGAATGGCAAAAGGTGGAGACACTCTACGAATGAAAATAGCCTGGAATTATATTTGAAAAACAATTCAATTTGAATATGATAATCTTCCTATAGAAGTTTGTTTAGATGCTCCTATGAAACAAGTTCAAGGTGGATTGCGTATCCAAGTTATACCAATTATTCAAGAACCTGATATAACTGTAAATGTAAGTTCAAATTCAAGTTCAAGTTCAGAAACTGGAAAATCAATTCAAACATATTGGAATGAACATCATTGGTTATACATTCTTCAAAAAACAGAAGATCATTCAGGAGGTTTTCAAATTAAGGGAGGTCATCGACTTCCAGAATCTGAAACATCTGGAATCATACAAATCTATTCTGAAAGTCCTCTCATTCAAGTTCTTTGGATATAATCGAAACATAATCATAATCACAATCATAAAAAATTATATTTTTCAGTCTAAATAATAGAATTCATAAAATGGATCTTTTACAATCACAACAGGGACAAGGACAAACTAAACAATGGACAGATGTCATTTCTGATGGTGTTTTATGCCAATGGTATTATTGGTTCTTTGTGATTTATGCTGTGTTAGCAGTTCTCTCCTTATTTGGAGGTCTATTTTCTTTTTTAACCAAAGGTCTTCCTACATCAGTACGGATAATGGTTGGTTCTGGATATTTCCTGACATTTGGTATCGCAGCTGTTTCATTTCTCTTCCATTATTTAATCTGCGACAGAGCATTGAAACCTAAATACAATACTCAAGCATAATCAAATCATTCATGAATTTCACAGATATTTTTCCAAAAATATTGGTGAAATTGACAGTAAAAAGAATGGGATTTTTTATAATCAGTTAAATTCTTTTTTGTTTTCTTTTTTTGTTTTTTCTTTTTTGTTTTTTCTTTTTTGTTTTCTTTTTTTGTTTTTTCTTTTTTGTTTTCTTTTTGTTTTCTTTTTGTTTTCTTTTTTTGTTTTTTCTTTTTTGTTTTCTTTTTGTTTTCCTTGAAAATGAAAGTAAGTTTAGGCAGTGGCCTCCTCCTTCTTCACGAACAGATGGTTGAATGCCTTCTGGAGGTTGAAGTAGGTGAGCTTCTGGTCAGAACTGAGACGAAGAAGGGTACGAAGAGGAGCATCAGGGACAATCTCACGCTTATCATCAGGGTTCAGGAGATTGTTAGCCCGAATGTAAGAGTTAATCTCCTTGGTAACATCCGTACGACTGAACTTCGTTCCATTAGGCTTATTGAGGAAGGCACAAAGCTCCTCAGTGACACTCATAGGAGAATGAAATCCAGTGGGCTTGCGGGTAGACGTGGCACCCTCAGCGGCCTTCCGACGACGTCCCTTACCAGCCTTCTTGAGGACACGCTGAGCATCCTTCACAAGGCTCTCCATCCGAGAAGACATCTCCTTAGCGAGGTCTCCAAGGGTCTGCTTGTAGGCACGGAAAGCCTCAAGTTCAGCCGTCAAACGGGTAGCAAGAGCCTCAACCTCCGAAACGGGGGCAGCAGCGGCAGCCGTAGCATCACTCTCAACACGCTCATTGCCAGACTCAACGGGGGTAGCAACAACCTCCACAGGGGCGGCAACAGCTGCGGCAGGAGCAGCCTCCTTCTTCACACGCTGTTGCTTAGCAGGAGCAGCAGCGGCAACAGGAGCGGGGGTAGCAGCAACCTCAACAGGGGCAGGCTGGGTGGAGGCACTCTCCTCAGGCTTAGAAGCAACTCGGCGAACACGCTTAGTCTCAGGCATCTTTATGTTTAACTATGTAAGTTGTCCAAATTTAAATGGCGAACTTTAAACGCAAGGTCTATTAGATGATAGTATCTTGTCCTTAGACCCAACAAGTGTTCAATTGATGAAAAACAGAAAAAGGAACTCTTGAAGAAGATATTTTATTTTCATTCAAAATCCCCCGATTGAATGAATTCTCATAGTCTCAAATAGAGAAATACGTTCGTTTCCTTTAGATTGAACCTTTTTCAAAACCCCGCTTTGGATGAAAAAATAAAATATCAAATTATCATAGAATATGTCATCAACTATCTCAAAAAATCTATTCTTACATCCACCATTTTATCATCATCGACCAAAAAAAACTTCTTCTCTTTTAGAATTAGCTGTTAATAGAAAGAATACATATTGGTCAAAGATTTATCATAAAATTGATGAATTATATGATAAAAAACCACATATTTTAAATAAAGAAACAATTCTTTATAGATGCTCTATTTTTAAAAATCCTTTACATTTTGGTAAATCATTTACTGGGTCAAAAGTTATTTATTTTGGATTAGATTTCTTAATTTCCATCTGGATTTCCCTTGAAATTTATGAAAGAATCAAAAAAGTTATTCCATTCTATTTACATATTTATGAACTCAAAGAAGATATTCATTATAAATATGTTCATGATGATATAGGAACAATTCCTGAATTAACAAAACCATCCATACATGAAAAATATCCATGTGTTCATCCACAATTAATACCTCATGGAAACTATTATCATACTGAAGTAGGAACAGAATTAACCTTTCCAAGAACTATGGATTTAAAATCCATTCTTAATCCAATTCTTACATTATCCATTGATGTTTTAAAATTACAAAAACATCAAAATACATTCTTATTTGAATGGAATCCAGCAAATGCTTTATCTAGAATTTCATCATAAATACAAAATCAATACACTCATTTTTATCATAAAAATGAATGTATCTTATTTTCATCACTTAAATTCCAACTGCCCAGGAGAAACTCTCCGCAGGAAGTAATCCCGCTCGTACCATCGGAATAATCAAATTCATTGCTATCGTATTATGTGTTTCAGGAGATAATTCAGAAAGTAATTTATCATATAACTCAATAAATATAATATATATAAACTTTATCATTTTCAAGAATGGACGATATTCTATTTCTGGGGTTTCAATACTATGATACCATTCACCACGATAAATCGCCTGGAATGCTGAAGAGATTTGACTATGAAGACCACCATCATTAATACGATGATTTATAAATGAAATGATTTCATTATTATTTTCATACAATTCACGATAATTACCTCGATGAGATGACCGTAAATGGATTGTCCAATTTTCAAAAAATTGATGATACCAACGACCATAATGACGATTTCGACGCTGGGAGGTTGTCAAATCAGGTATCGTCAATGCTTCCATCGGAAGAGATAAAGAAGTTGGTTCCATATAATATCCTAAATCACGGAATTGTGATACAATTTCTATGGATTTTTCACAAGAATGACGATATTGTTCCTCCAAATTTAAAAATAGAGAACGATGTTCAGGTTTCATCATCAAGTCATAGAATGGGAAAAATGGATGTCTCTTCAAACTTCCCAATTCTGTCATAATTTCTGGAGGAACAATGATTTCTCTTGAAGACATATATAAGACTTCAACATTAGGAGGACGAGTAAAACTAATTGGTTCTATCTCTCTATGACTTCTGGAAGATTCACCACGAGTTCCCAATGTTAATCGGAGACGTAATCCTGAACCTGGGGAGGTTTCTCTTTCTGCATGAATTTCAGATTGAGGTTCAGGTTCAGGGACTACATCCGAAGAACTACGAGGAACTTCTTCAGTATCACTTTCTTGTTCACTGGGTGTAAATACTAAATGTCTTGGTACAAAACCAAATTCTTCTCTTGGATATGCTCTTTGGAAATTTCTAACATCACTTTCACGAACTGCTATATCAATTCCTGCTGAATGAAATCTATCTTGCATTATCGATGTGAGAACAGGAACAGATGCATCAGGCAATAATCCTAAATTCCTAAGTGATTGTTGTAATTGATTTCTTCTTCCAAATAATCGTTCTTGACTTTCACGAACTCTTTGACGATATTCATTTTCAAGTGGTATTGAACCTTCTGTTCGTGTTCGTGCTGGTGTTATATTCACTATCGGTTTCTTCAATATCTTACAAGAATATTGATAAATACGAAAGAAAAACTCAAGAGAGAATAATTTACGAGTAAATGGATTTTTAAAATTATATCTATCAAGAATTCTTTGACGATTACGAATATCCGAAGGAACTAATTCTGAATACACACTTCCATTCTTTGTTTGAAGAATATTTTTCAAGAGTGTTGGATTACCCAATTTTGACTTTAAGTCTGTAAGTAATGCCACAATATCACAACCATATTTTTTATTATCTTCTTTCCAAGTTATCAATTGATTTTCAGGAATATCTTCAAGAGGTTCCATTGTATAAGGACATTCATCATTCAAACAGAGATTGACAGGAATACCAGGTCCTATCAATCTCCGAATTTCATTATTCAAAAATAGACGAGACATTTTTTGAATTTTAATAATCTTTTTCAAAAATTTCTTTTCTTCTTCTTGATAATTCATCTCTTTCAAGAGAATATCAAGAAGTTTTGATTTACTTCCATTTCTTCTAAGAATGACACTTTCAGGATTTCTTTCACGATAGATTGCTTGAAGAGTATTACGAATATTCTCAATTGTATATTTTATAAAAGGTTTTGTAAAACTAAACGGAATGGATGCTAAAAGGTCTTTGATTGTAATCAATTCTTCTTGAGATAATGATTTTGTTTTAATTGGAACTCTTCCATATTTTATTTTTTCAACACGAGATAATTTTATAGTGTGTTTAGGAATAGCATTCGAATTTGAATTAGAAGAAGAAGAAATTTGACCTGTAGATTCAACAATTCTTTGATTTGTTTCAAATTCCATTTCGGTTTCCATTATATATTACTATAACTACGAAAAGATACAAATGAATTAGATTGAAACTAATTGGATTGATTGGATTGTATTGTATCCTATCAATACAATCAAATACTTTGGGGAGGTTTCATCTATTCCACTATCGGGAGCAATCATTAGATGAATTGAAAGGATTTCATATCCTATCTCTGTTTGTACCTGTACAATGTATCATAACTCTTGAAAATCAATTCAAATTCAAATTCAAAAAAAGAATGTCATTAGTTCTTGTTAAAAATGCTTGTCGTGAAATTCTTCCAGAACATTCTTGGAAAGATGAAAAACGAACTATCTTTCATTGTTCTACTACAGAAAAACCGGAAGACCATTCCATCATTTCTACGATTTCTACTCTCAATGGTTCTCAAGTATGCTTTCTCTTGAAAGGATGTAGAGTGATTTCACAAAAACCACAATCTTTATTGATTGAAACTTCAGGGAAATCTCGTAATTTCCTCAAAACATTCTGGAAAACTATCTATCCTATCATTTCCTATCCAATGAAATTATCAAAAGATTTTGAATTTTCAGAAGAAGAACTGGAAGATAAGTTCTCCAATCTGTATATTTGGATTTCCAGAAGAGAATTCTCAGGAAAAATCTATCCAGAAGGTTCCATTCTTTCTTGCTTTGTCAATCTTCAAGGAATATGGAAATCTACTTCTAAAATTGGAAGTGGAATGTCTATTGGGTTCAATCTTCAAGCAAAACTTATCACTATCACATCAGAAGTTCCTCCAAGAAGATGTCTTATTGATGATGAAGAAGATGGGAGTTCTTAGAAAATCAAATTAAAAGTTCAAATCAAAAGTTGAGTATGTAAATAATTCAATAAAAAAGAAAAGTGTGGGATATGACCTTTCATCATTCAAAAATTGTATGATACATGAAACATACTATTTTTATGATATACCTTCTTGAGTTCCTTCAAATCTCTTTTCTCAATTGAACGGTCTAAAGGATGAAAACTTAGTATACACACCCAGTTTTGACTACCTAAGGTCTATCTTACGTAAGCAATCCCGCAAACTATCCAAGAAATTCAAGAATGGCATTTGTTATTTACGACAACAATGGACGCCGTGTGAAGGAGGTGTTTGACCCTAAGAATATCACTTTCCGCCCTCCCCGTCTTACTAAGTACAAGAGTAATATGGTGGGACTGATGTACAAGGATTGCCCGTTCCAAATCCAAACTCCTGAAATGATGTGTCCTTATGGAACCTCGATGTACAAGGATGAGGAAAAACCTGAAGAACCCCCGAAGTACTCTCTGGATTTCTCTTTCCGTGGAATGGTTGAGAGTGAAAAGGAACCAATCAATCCTAAGATTGCGGAATTCCATCGTCAAATCGAGGAATTGGAGGATGTCATCTTGAATGCTGCTGAAAAGAACTCTGTTCAGTGGTTCAAGAAGCCTCTTTCTCGGGTTCAGGTTGAGACACTTTTCAATCCTATTCTCCGTAAGAGCATTGACAAGAAGACCCGTGTTCCTGATGGAAAGTATCCTGATACCATCAAGTTCAGTCTCAAGGTGAAGGATGGACAATTTGAGACGGAAGCTTATGATGCAGCTCATAACAAGTATGAGGAGGGTCTCGATACTCTCATTGTCAAGGGAACTAAGGCAACAGGACTTGTCCGTCTTTCATTCCTGTACTTTGCTGCGAAGTTCGGTTTGACTACGAAGTTGGAGCAGTTGAAGTTGAAGGTTCCATCTCGTGTGAAGGGATATGCTTTTATGGACGATGATGATGAAGAAGGAGAACTCGCTGATGATGAGACAGGACCTGCTACAGCACATGGTTCTTCATCTGTTCCTGCTCCTCGTGCTGCTTATGGTTTTGGAAATGATGAAGTTGATGAAGAAGGAGGAGATGCGGAAGGAGATGCAGAAGCAGGAGATGATGATGACCTTCCGCCACCTGCTCCTGTTGCTCCTGCTCCCGTTGCTGCTCCCGCAAAGGTCGTTCGTCGTCGTGCTGGTGGAAAGTGAAGTCGTAAAGTCATAAAGTCGTGTGGTCGTGTATAGTCCTTAAATCAAATCAAATTCAATCAAAAAATAAATAAATAGGATGTTTTCATCCAATTGATACAGAAACGTGTTACAGAAAATTGTTACAGAAACTTGATACAGAAATTCATAAAACCCAATGTTTATTGGGTGTTATGAATTATTTTTATGAGATTCATTCTTTTTTAGAACTGGAATGAATGCTTTGAATGAATTTAACATCTTCTCCAAGAATATTCGATAATTTTGGATTGGTTCGTTTCGTTAAAACACGAATCGCATTCACTTTCTTGAGAACTGTTAAAGAACCATATGCTTTGATTGCTTTTCTAAGAGCATCTTCTCGTTCTTCTTGTGTTAAATCTACAATCTGACTATATCCATATTTTTTCAAATCTCCCGCTTTTGTAATCTTAATCAATCGACGAGTCTTTCCCTTACCCTTTCGTTTCTGTGTTTTCCGTTTTCGAGTTCCACCACATACGAATGAAGGAGCAGGAGTATTACCAATCTTATTCATCTATTCTATTGGAAGATTAATTAGACTGCTTCTCCAGAACCTCCCAGATAATTTCCGAATAAAATCAAACCAATTCCAATAATATCCTTGAATTGTATCACATCTGAAAAGAATAATGAACCATATCCAAATCCAAAAATAATTGATAAATAGGTTAATAAAGCATACATTCCAGGAGAAATATGTCTTGCTGATAAATATGTTAAACCCATACCAATTGCTCCAATCAATCCATTTGTAATTCCTACAGTATAGTATTCTTGGGTATTCTTCTCGGGAGGTTTCTGATTTTGGAGTTCTGAGACCAATAAGAAAAGTGCGGGGATCGAACCCCATAAATGGGTCGCAAATGTAGAATTCAATGGATTATCAAAGACCTTTCCTCCTGAAATCACAAAAATATACAATAATGCTTCCGTAATCGCAGAAATTGTGATCATCAATGTTCCAAAGAGATTGACTTCCAGAGGTTTATTCTCATTTCCATTTCCATTTCCATTTTCATTTTTATCATTGTAAAAAGTTTCTGTAGTATCTGGGGTACAATATGTTGTATAACTCTTGCGGGATGTTCCTGGAGGACAATCTAAACTTCCTTGAAGATTGATGGAAGATGAAGAAGAAGTGGAAGTAGTGGAAGTAGTGGAAGAAGATGCGAGATTCATCCAGAGAACTCCCGCAAAGGCAACCAATAAACCCACCCAAGACCATACAGAGACTTTTCTACCAAGGAAAAACCACGCAAAAATCACTGCTAAAATTGGATATATATAGAATATTCCTAATGCGGGACCTAAAGGCATAATTCGGAAACCTTCATTGGAAGACCAAATATGAGCAAAATTAATGAGACCCATCGCAATCCAAGTCAGACTGAAAATATGATTTTGAAGAAGACCTCCCAGAGAACCACGAAAGATTGCTATGATAAAAAAAATGGAAGAAATCGCAATCATTCTCAAGAGACTAATCACCCAAGGAGACAAAGAGGATAAACGATTGACTACAGGAAATAATGACAAGATTGCCTCAGCAATCATCTTATAGAGGATATACGGAGACATTGTAATAGGAATATCAAGAAATATCAAGGAATAACTATTCTAATTCATTCAAGAGGAAAACTCGGAAGATTGATTATGATGATGATGATGATGATGATGATGATAATGATGTCCATGTAATTTCTGTTGAGAATTTGCTAAGTATTCTGATTTCTTCTCTATATTTATCAAATGATTGTACAATTCTTGTATCAATCCCTTCATATTTTACAAATTGTAAGTTTGTTTTAAGTGTTTCTAAATCTACTCGTGTTTTGAATTCCTCACGAATTCTTGGTTCAAAAAAGAGTATGTTTGGTATGACAGGTTTTACAGGATTTTCACCACCTGTTTCATAATGAATGACACCTTCCTTAGTAATTCTAGATCTTGGTATGGAAGCATCCAATGAGTCAATTACAAAATAATTATCTGCTGTTTTTCGAATGAATGGAATATAATGATTTGTTCCATCGGCAATAAACAATATTCCACCAACACATTCATAGTTAAACACACTATTCATCAATGGAACCATTGAGATTTTTGCTCGTTGAACAACTCGTTCAAGGTCAAGTTTATCAATCTTACCCGGTGTAAATGTTGTATCTGATGGAGGTGTTATATCCAATGTATATAGAAGTAATCCTGTAAGTCTATGAATATATATGTTTGTAGATGCTTGATATATTGATTTATATTTTTCATATAGTTTTTCATCAATCAATAAAGGAAAAGAAGGTTTTCCAATCAAAAACAAATCCATCATATCCACACGTTTTTTTAGAAATTCGTCAAGAGCAATTGATGTAGTTAAAATTCCATCCGCCCTATATCCCAAAGTACAAATGTCATATCTTTTTTTTCTGGTTTCAATATCTTCTAAATTAGCGAATGTGTTTAAATATAACTCTCTATACCATATATCAAAATTTTTTCTGTTTTTAAGTGTATTTCTACTGAATATTCCTGTTCTTGGCTCAATATCAGTTAAATATATTTTATCAACTTCAACTTTGAACTTATCCAAAAATCCTTGCTTTAGTTCCTTATCCATCTTCAAATAATCATATGATTTTAGTAACATATTAGAAGTAAAAGTTCGTATATCCTGGTGAAAACTTGCTAAAATAACGAATGCTTCAATCAAACAACTCTTTGTATCATTTATAAAATAATTCTGAACAAATTTTTTATCTTTTTTTGTTATTCTAGTATTAAATGATATGGAAAACCTAGTTTTCTGTAATCTTTCCCAATTTTCATTGATATTAAATTTTATCTCACCCCCACCACTACCAATACTAATTATATCCCGTATTGGAACAATCCCCAATAAACGACTTCCTAAAGGGTCAATATCTGGTTCTTTGAGAGTATCTTCTAATGTTCTTAATCGTATCTCATCATCATCATCTTTACTTTCTCCTTCATACACATAATACCGATAATTTAAATTTTCTGTTTCTGTAATGATTTGTTGAAATAAAATACACGATTTTCCATTATCTTTTTCGTCATCAGGACATTTACTATGTTTACCTTGAGGATTTTCAATTACAATTGGTGGGGGGTCTGATGTTGCTGCTGCTGCCGCCATACAATACAATCTCTTTGAAAGAGTTTCTATTGTATCTTTATGAAAAACTCAAAGTAACTTTTCCCGTAGTTTTAGTCATTCTTCGTGTTGCTGACCGATTAATTTCTCCTCTCCGTTTTCTTCGCCCTGACCCTCGGGAGGTTTCCAATATCTCAGTGTCTTCTGTTTCGTGAGAATGACGACTAGCGGAAGACATATCTGCTTCGATTTCATCGGAATGTTCCACAGCATATTCCAGAATTTGATTTTGAAGAACCCACCGGAAAAAGTTTGCTTGTCCAATAGTTGTTTCAATCTCTTCTGTTCCACATTGGATTGTTGTTCGTTCGTGACGACAAAACGGGTCAAATTGTTTTTTATTGTATGCTTTTAATTGTGATTTATAGTCCAGATAAACATTGAAACACCGAAGATTATCAGATTGACCAATAAAGAAGGAAACATTGTATTTTTTACAGAAATTGGTAGCAAACCATTCCATTAAGCGTAAACTAACAGGTCCTTGTCCAGAAATCATTTTTTTAAATTGTTCCCGATAGATTTCATTTTCATAGAATTTCTCGAGAGAACGATGAAGTAAATCCTTTTTACGAGTTGGACGAAGGATAGTTCCCGTTCCTGTTCCTAGAATGGATGCCATTGTGTAAAGAATGAAATATTCAAGACAATCCTAACCGATTATATTCATAGAGAAAATCATTCCCTTTAAATAAACACAATTTAAAAACATTTAATTATTCAATCATAAATAAATTAAGAAGTAATCATCACAATTGCCCAAACGACAAGACTCACAATTGCTATTCCAATGATAGTCATAGCAGTTCTAAGAAAACATAATCGTGATTGAATTCCAGTATCAAAATCATCCTCATATCTGGAGGTTCTTTGAGTTCTTTGATTGGATGAATTGGATGGAATTCTAATTTTAGGAGGTGGTGAAGGTTGTAATGTTCCTTCTGGAAACAATGGATTTTTATGAAGTTTGAGAGATGTTTC